TGGGAAAGACTTTCAAGGTAACCCTATGTTTCACGGTGCGATTATTCCGATGTATTTGGATAACGAAAACCCAACTGTTGGTAGAGCGACAGCAGATATTGTTGAGGGTTTTTTAGCTAGGGGAAAGCACGTTTATTGCTGGTGTCCAGCAGATGATGTGTTTACAAAAGTAGAGGCAATTGAAGTACTGCCAGATCAAGACTACGTTTCTTGGGCACGGTTAGACTTTAGTTGTTGACACAGTGGTAAGTCTGGTTTAGTCTTACCATGAATCAAAGCGTAACTAGGAGGTTCTATGTCTACGCGACCATACGTCGAGCATGTCTTCAGTAATCTGAAGTCACCTCGGACCAACGGAGATGCATGGGGTATCGAGTTGGGGCAAAAAACTCTGCTTGTGGGGTCAAACACAAGTCACAAAAGTTCAATCGTTCAATCAGTTGAACTCGCATTAGCTGCTTCTGCCGATGATGTAGTCGGTCGTAGTATAGTATCTGATGCAGCCTTACTACTTACACTGGCACCAGGAGATGAACTTGGGATTACGGCAAGACTTAGTGATGGCACTACAGCAAGCTACATGGCGTGCAAAGAAGACGGCAAGATCAAACGTCCACAACATGATGGTCCAGGCTCAGATAGTTTGGTTCACCGCTCAGTTGCGGCAGCGTTATCGGGGTCGCCGACGACAGCAAGAAAAGCGTTCTTGGAATGGTCCGGTGGTGACGTCACAAGAGACGATGTCCTTCTCTCCTTACCGAAAGAGTTACACAATAAATACGCTGACATCGCCAAGCACAGAGGCAAAAACTTAGACGAAACAAAAACTCTTATCGAAGTTTTGAACTACGCAAACTCGAGAGCAAGAGAACTATCTAAGGAAATCAAAGGTGCTGAACTGATCATTGAAAGCATTGGTGATTCGATTGAAGCAAAACCATCTACAGAAGA